ACAGCATCGCCGCCGGCAAGGCCAGGCACTGGCGGGCGCCGTCTTTGGGCGAGCAGGGCAGTTTGATCAGTCCCAGCGGTGACGTGTCACAAGGCACGTTTGTCCCGGGCTTGTATGGCAATGCCGGACCGCCGCCAGATAACCGCGATCACGTCGAGGTCTGGCGTTTTGATGATGGCGGCTCGCTGATCTACGACTGGCAGGCGAATTCTTACACCATCGCCCTACCGAGTGGCACGGTGGCGATCAAGGTCGGCGGCACGGACGTCGTCGTTACGGATAACGCGGTAACGGTGAAGTCGGGAACGATCGATCTTGAAGCGACCGTGAATATCAAAGGGCCTGTCAATATCGACGGCCCGTTATCCGTAACGGGCAACATCGACGGCGCTGGCAACATCATGGCCGCCGGCAACAGCGACAACCACCACAAGCATTAACCCAAACATTCATCCAGCCCGCCCAGTGCGGGCTTTTTCATGCCTGGAGAAATACATGGCCAAGATCGATACGACCGTCACTGAGGCGCAAGCGTCCTCTGAACCAGTAATTGCATCCTCAATGTTCTCATCGCCGGAGTTCTTGAAATTCCGCGACAAGCTCTACACGTCGCGACTGGTGATCGTGCCCGGTACTGACCGTTCCTATCCGGTCGAGAAGGCGACGGTCGAGGTGCCGGCCTCCGACATCGAAGCGGTCAAGTTCCTGAAAGCCAGCGAAGAATACGAGCCGTTCAAGGAGTGACATAGATGATCGGAATGGATCGCCACACCGGCCAACCCATTTCCGGCATCAAGCACTTGCGCCAATCCGTCGCAGATATCTTGAGCACGCCGCTGGGCAGTCGCCGGCACCGCATGGAGTACGGCAGCAAGCTGCGGCGGTTTGTCGATTTGCCCGTTAACGAGGGCTGGAAAAGTGCCGTACAGGCTGAGGTCGCCCGCGCTTTGGGGCGCTGGGAGCCACGTTTGAAACTCGACCAGGTGCGTGTTCTCTCCGTCATTGGTGGGCAAATCAATCTGCAAATCGTCGGGACGTACCTGGGCGACAGCGTCACGTTGGAGGTGGCTGTATGAGTACCGTTGATCTGTCGTCGCTGCCGGCGCCAACCGTGCTGGAGCCTCTGGACTTCGAAGAGGTTTATCAGGACGGTTTAGGCGTCTTTCGCGGGTACATGGGTGGCAACTGGACGGCCGCGCTGGAAAGCGATCCCGTGGTCAAAGTGCTTGAGGTTGGGGCCTACAACAAGGTCGGCAACCGCGCCCGGGTCAATGACGCCGGCAAGGCGCTATTGCTGGCGCACGCCATTCGCGGCGACCTCGATCACTTGGGGGCCAACGTCAATCTGCAGCGCCTGGTCATTCAGGCCGAGGATCTGCTGGCAGTGCCGCCGGTGCCCAAGGTCATGGAAGACGACGACCCGTTTCGCGAACGCATCCAGTTGGCCTATGAGGGTTTGACCACGGCCGGCCCGCGCAACAGCTACATCCTGCATGCGCGTAACGCTTCTGGGCTGGTGGCAGACGCAACGGCCGAAAGCCCGGCGCCTTGCTACGTTACGGTAACGGTGCTGGGGTTTGATGGGGAGGGTGAAGCGCCGCCGGAGCTGCTGGCGACGGTGGCCGCTGCGCTGAATGACGATGACGTGCGCCCGGTCGGTGATCGTGTGACCGTGCAGAGCGCGCAGGTGATCCGCTACGAGATTGACGCCATCTTGCACATGGCCGGCGCCGGCCCGGAAGCGGACGCCAGTTTGGCCGAAGCGAAAAGCCGATTGGCCGCTTGGATCAATCCACGCAAGCGGCTGGGTGTTGAGGTCGCCCGCTCCGCTGTTGACGCTCAGTTGCACGTTGCCGGCGTTGCCCGGGTTGAGTTGGTCGGGTGGCAGGATCTGGCCCCGACCAAGGCGCAGGCGGCGTTCTGTACACGCTACAACGTGAGGCTGGCGGGCTGATATGAAAAGTCTACTGCCGCTCAACAGCACGCAACTGGAGCGGGCCATGGAGGCCGCGTTCTTCGAAAAGACGATTGTCCCACTGCGCGACCTCTACAACCCCGACACCTGCCCGGTGCATCTGCTCCCGCATCTGGCGTGGGCGTGGTCGGTCGATCGCTGGGACTACCGATGGTCTGAGGCGACCAAGCGCGCGGCCATCAAGGCGTCGTACTACATCCACAAGCACAAGGGCACGATCGGCGCGATACGTCGTGTGGTCGAGCCGCTGGGCTATCTGATCGAGATTGTCGAGTGGTTCAAGACCGTGCCCGAGGGGGTGCCGGGCACCTTCGCGCTGAAGATTGGCGTTCTCGATACCGGTATCACCGAGGAAATGTATCAGGAGCTTGAACGCCTGATTGACGACGCCAAGCCCGTCACCCGGCACATGACCGGGCTGGCGATCAGCCTGGAAACACAGGGCAATTTGAATGTGGGTGTGACGCTCTACGACGGCGATGAACTCGACATATTCCCGCCGGAAATGCAGGACATCGAGATAACCGGCAGCTTCGGCGTGGTCGGCCGTGAACACTCCATAGACATCATGGACATTTATTAAATGATTGATGCGAACTCAAAGTTTTTCGCGATCCTGACGGACGTGGGGGCGGCCAAGCTGGCGAATGCCAATGTGCTGGGCGTGCCCTGGAACATCACGGAAATGGGCTTGGGCGATGCCAACGAAACAGATCCGCAGCCCAATGCCAAGCAAACCAAACTGATCAACGAATGGCGCCGCCGGCCGCTGAATCAGTTGCGCATCGATCCGGTCAACCCGGCGGTGATCATTGCCGAGCAAGTCATTCCGGCCGACGAGGGCGGGCGCTGGATTCGTGAGGTCGGGCTGTACGACGCTGACGGTGATCTGGTGGCGGTGGCCAACTGTGCGCCGAGTTTCAAGCCGGTCCTGTCGCAGGGATCGGGTCGTACGCAAGTGGTGCGGATGAACCTGATCGTTTCCAGCACGGCGCAAATCAGCCTCAAGATCGACCCGTCGGTGGTACTGGCGACGCGTGAGTATGTTGATTCGCGCATTCTGGAAGAGCTGAGCAAGCTCGACATTAAGCAGTCAGTGCGCGCGGCGACCACGGCCAATATCGCCCTGGTCGGTTTGCAGGTCGTGGACGGTGTTTCGCTGAATGCCGGCGATCGCGTGCTGGTGAAGAATCAGGCGGCCGCCAAGGATAACGGCCCGTATGTGGTGGCTGTGGGTGCCTGGGCGCGGGCCAAGGATGCCGACAATAACGCGAAGGTCACGCCGAATCTGACGGTAGCGGTCGAGGTGGGTACGACGCAGGCCGACACGATCTGGCAACTGGTGACCGATGGCCCGATTGTCGTGGGCACCACGGCGCTCACGTTCAAGGACATTACAGACGGCTTTGCCCGGCTGCTGTCCCCAAGCTTTGCCGGAAATCCCACGGCCCCGACGCCGGCGCAATTCGACGGCAGCAAGTCGATCGCTACGGCGGAGTTTGTAAAGCGTAGTGGTGTCGAGTTCTCGGGCTTCTCCACGAACGCTGCAAGCTTGGCTTTGACGGCCGCGCACGTCGGTGGCCTTCACAGCTTTTCCGCTGCTGCGCAGCTTCAGGCCACTTTGCCGCCGACGGCAGGTGTCGCGCAGGCTGCAACCATTACGCTTGTTTGTGCCGGCACTGGCGGTCTTAAAATCGTCCCGGCCGGTACTGACGTGGTGTACACCTCGACCGGCGTGGCCGGCCCGCTGGTGTTGGCCCTGGGCGACACGGCTGAGTTCATCCGCCTGCAAGACCAGTGGCGGCTGATCGGTGGCACGGCGGCGCTGCGCTTTGCTGGAACGCTGAGTGGTCCCTATTACGTCACGCAGCCGCAGTTCGATAGCGGCAAGTCGCCGGCTACGACGGAATTCGTAAAGCGAATGGGCGTCGAGTGGTCGAACTTCAATGCATTATCCGTCAGTACCGTGCTAAGTGTTGCAAGCGTCGGCGGCGCGGTCAGCGCTGCGTCTTCAACACCCATCAGCCTTACCCTTCCGCCTACTGGGCTTGTGGTGCAGGGCGCAATGCTAATGGTGCTGAGCGCTGGCTCTGGCGCGGTCACTCTACAACTATCAGGTGGCGACCTCTTAACGAATGTGAGTGGTGTATCCGTGTCCGTTGTTCTCGGGCAAGGCGATACAGCGCTACTGACCAGAGTCTCCAATGAGTGGCGTCTGATCGACGGGACGGTGGCGTTGCGACACTCAGCAGCATTCGCTTCGAGCCTATCGAACATCGGCTACGCAAAGCGGCCTGATGGGCTTATCGAGCAGTGGGGCCTCGGCGTAACGGATGCGAACGGCTATGTATATGTCACATACCCTATCCCGTTCCCTAATGGGGTGCGCAATGTCACGCCAATGCACTTGGGTTCATCTGCCTTGATGCATGCGGTGATGGATACCAACTTTACGTTGGGCGGTTGCCGGCTCCGCGTGCAGAACGCGGCGGGCGCTGCTTCGGCTGGGTGGCAAGTTTTCTGGCGGGCTTTGGGGAATTGAACGTGGACAAAATTGTATTTTTCAGTCCATCCATGTGTGGGGCTTATCGCCCTGAGATCCATGGCGGGGACATGCCGGCGGACGTGGTCGAGGTGTCGGAAAGCGTTTGGCAATCGCTTCTCAATGAGCTGTCGACCAGTCCGAAAATGATGTCGTCACGGTCCAACGGTCAGCCGGTGTTGATTGATCCTCCGGCACTGGATGCCGAGGCGCTGACCGCTATTGAGCGCGCTTGGCGTGATGGGCAGTTGGCGCTGACAGATCCGCTGGTTTCCCGACACCGCGACGAGATCGAGGAGGGGGGCGAAACCTCGCTCACGGCCGACCAGTACGCGGAGCTGCAGGCGTACCGCCGGCAGTTGCGCGACTGGCCGCAAGGGGATCAATTCCCCCTCGCCGAACACCGACCGCCGGCGCCGACCTGGCTGTCAGCACAACCCAACTAAACGCCCCGCACTGACGGGGCGTTTTCTTTTCCGTTACGCGTAACACGAACACCCTCACAGCCTCGCTTATGCGGGGCTTTTTCGTTTCTGGAGACTGACCCTTATGAGTTTTTTCCACGGCGTCACGACCACGTCGGTCGACACTGGTGCGCGCACCATCTCGCTGCCGTCTTCGTCGATCATCGGTCTGTGTGCCACCTTCACCCCGGGCGTTCTCGGCGGCGGCACGGCAAAAGCCGGCGAACTGAAGTTGATCACCACCGAGCGCGAAGCCATTGCCGCCTTCGGCGCCGATTCGGCAATCACCAAGGCCTGTCAGGCGATCTACGTCAAAGCCAAGGCGGTGATCGTCGCCATCGGCGTACCCAAGCTGGAAGACGCGGCGCTGCAAACCTCGGCGATCATTGGCGGTGAACTGGTCTCGGGTCAGCGTACCGGCCTGCAGGCGCTGCTCGACGGTAATAGCCTGTTCAACGCTCAGCCGCGGTTGTTGATCGCCCCGGGCCACACCGCGACTCAGGCGGTGGCTACGGCGCTCGACAGCGTGGCGCAGAAGCTGCGCGCCATCGGCATCATCGACGGCCCGGGTACGACCGACGAGGCCGCTATTGCCTACGCCGAGAACTTCGGCAGTCGCAACCTGTTCATGGTCGACCCGGGCGTCAAGTATTGGGACACCG